TGCATACCACCACCGGGTCTACCCATTGGGTCATAGTCAAATATACTAAACCGTGGTCTGGACATTATACCATATCTAAGAGCATCATACAAGTGGTCTTCACTCTTTGTATCAATGTCTTCTGGGTTCTTTTTGTCCAGTGGTATTGAGGGAAGTTGGGCCGTGAGGTTTGTGCAAGTATCAAAGAAAACAAGTCTAGGCTCCTCTGTAAACTCATCTATCTGTAGTCTACGGTGTATCTCGTTTTTACCTGCTACCCGACTACCTCTACTTCTATCTGATGGTCGCCAACGACAACCTCTACTAATCATTTGCTCTGCAAGAGAAGGCCCAGTATCACCACGCTTATGCCAAAGAGAACTATCCAGAACGCCGTACTTAATATTGCCATCTTCCGCTTCCAAATCCAGAATCATATCTGCCAAGTCTGTGGCAAGGACTTTAGAAACGTAGAGTTCTCTATATACCACAAGTTGTTCGCTAGGCGCAACGGCAAACCACACAACAGCACTATAGCTACCGTAGCCATAATCGCAAGCACGAAACTTAACCCAGTTACTAGGTATACGATAAGGTTCAACAACATGAACCCGCCTATCAAACTCAGTAAACGCTGCTCCTTCTTTGATATCCCAATCGCCTTCAAGAAGTTGTCTTCTTTGCTGTTCGGGAAGTGAAAGAAGCATTGCTTCGTAATCACCTGCTTCCGCAAGGTATGGGTTATCAGAAAGTCTTGCGGGTATAAATCGTCTTTTAAATAAAGGCTTTCCTGCTTTGCTATGTCCTGCTGGATACCGTAGGACTTCGGTTGTTTCAATATCGGTTGCATCAAAGGCTCTGTCGTAAGGCGAAGGGTCAATGAACATTTTCTTGACCCAGTGATGACCTCTTCCGCCGGGGTTGGTCGTAGCCCTCATAAAAATTGGCAAGTCGCTTGCAGTGGACCGTAGACGTGACCGCATGTAATTCCATGCATACGGTGTGGCCCATTGTGTCAACTCGTCAAAGCCTATCCAGCTAAATGCCAGACCCTGATAGCGCAAGACATCCTCATCCCTATCAAGGTAGGACATCCACAACCTTGCACCAGATGGCGCAGTCCACTGCATCTTTCTTTCTGACCACTTAATACCGGGCCAGATTTTCGGGTACAACTCCTGCGACTTAAATATAAGTTCGCGCAACTCCTCTGTGGTGTGTCGCAGCAGAAGCCCACTGAACTGTGGATGCCCCATGTATCGTAAAGGGTCTGCAAGCATAGCATAGCTTTTGCCACCGCCTGCAGAACCACCGTACAAAACTTCTCTTTCACTTGCAGCCAAGAACTCCGTCTGTGGTCCGGGGTTTGGCTTAAACAACACATTAGCATGTTCTTCTATGCTCTGTGTTTTATATGAAACTTCTTCAATCTTAGCTGTTTGCTTTGGAGCCTGTTCTTTGGCTACTGATTTCTTCCGCTTTGGCGATTGCCGTTTTCGCATATTCTGCCCACTTGCGGAGGCTTGCAGCTTGATTCTTACGTCTTCGCTCATTGTTTAACCGCTTCCTCAAACCTACATGCGAGATGTATCTGCCAGTCTGCGTACTCAACCAGTTTGCTACTTCACGATAGCTATATTGATTTACGTGTGACCTAGCTTTCTCTAGCAAATCCAATTCAATTGGTATAGGTTGAAGAATGTCGGGGTCTTCATCATCCTGCTTATATCCGAAGGGTACTGTACGTGCAATACGTGGAATAGGTATCCATTCGTTTTCTTCTTTGATGTCTGTTGGCTGTGGTAGCTTCCACTTGCCTATGCTTCTACTCATCGTCCTCAACAGGTGCTTTAGGTGGCATAAGCATAACACCACCGCTTGCTTCTACCTGCATCTTCTCTGTCTTCACCAGACCTACACGATCAAGCAGTTCTTTAGCTGCAGACATCTTATCACGAATACCCAGTTCAGTCGGGTCATACAATGCATGTGTCATCGCCATCGCAGCTTTCGGCGCATTACGAGCCATGTACATTTGTGTTGCTTCAAGAATCTCTTCTTTAAGACCTTTAATAATTTCGCCAGTGCTAGAAGTGTCAGCATACCCCGCCAGTTTCTTGGCAGCAACCATGTCACCACCAGCTTCATCAAACAAGACATCCAGAAACTTCTGTTGCCGTTCTGTTAGTTGTCTAGCCATTGTTTCTCTTCTTCATTGTAGGGCCACATGTTACTTGCCTTTATTCTGGCACTTACCTACTGCACCACAATTGGCAGGTGTAGGACAACCTTTGCACGGTTTAAACTTTT